CACTGGAAAACCTAAGGTTAAGAGACAAAAGCCAGAGGAACCAGAGGAAGAGGTTAAGAAGAAAGTAGTTAAGAAACTTAAGAAACCTACCGCTAAGAAAGTAGTTAAGAAGAAAGTAGTCGCTAAGAAACCTACCGCTAAGAAAGTAGTTAAACTTACTACTCCTAAGGAACTTAAGAAGCCTACCCTTACTACTAAACAGAAGTCATTTAATACTGCCAACAAAGCTGACCCTATTAAGAAGAAGAAGAAGTTAGCTAGTGCAACTGCAATCGGAACTTTGTATTCTAAACTTAGACCAGAAAGTAGTACGGTTCGATACTCTAATTTAGATGCAGCAACGCAGGAAGAATTTAATAAAGCCTATTTAGGTGGTACGTTAACTGAAGAACTTATAAACGATATTGATGAACGTGGTGCTAAGAGTGTTGAGAAAGTAAAAGTTATGGCTGCAGCCGTAGCCAAGGATGAAACTAAAGTTGAAGAAGAACGTGCCGCAGAGCAAGCGAGAATTGACAACGCAGCAAAACTTAAAGACGAAGTAGAGAGAGTATGGTTAAGCCAACAGACGCCGTACCTTGAATTTATTAGTGCATCGTTTGCCGACTTCACTAAGACGGGTAAGAAAAAGTTTGAAGATAGGATTAGTACAGGTGAAGTTACTCTAGTAGGGCAGAAAGAAAAAGCTGTTGACTCATTACTACTTGACCAAGGTGCATTACCTAGAGCCATCACTAAGGCTATGCGTTCAGTAGACTCTCCTTTATTTAAAGCGGCTATGCGTGATGTGGCATACCTTACTTATATTAAGAAATCAGGTAAGAAGACAGACGTCTTAAAAGGCCCAGAGTTTATTGACTACATGCTTAATAACCTAAAGGTAGCTCAAGTTGAAAGAGACCTTGTGGCTGACGCATTACGTGAAGTTATGGCTGACAACCCTATTGAGGGCACAGCACTTAAAGACCATCCGATTGCTAAAGTTATACCACTTACTGCTAAGCAGACTAAGACAGTCGAGAAAGCCTGGGGTATGGATAAGCCGAAACAGACTAGAGCAAAAGTGGAAGAAGTCGAGGCAACAACCCCCGAGACCCTGATTAATCGCTTAGACAGATTAAAACTCAGTGGCGCTAACAGGAGGAACGATGCTTCAGTTACTGAGATTGAGGGTTTGTTCAACCAGTTGACTGCTAAGGAACTACGCAATACTAAGTGGCGTGACCACAATATTAAAGACTGGTTCGCTGATGGCAAGTTAATACTTAATCAGCGTTCATTCACTAACTCCGAAGGGCAGAGCCAACAACGACTAGCACCATCAACTACCAAAGTAGACATCAAGAAAGAAGGGCTTACATACGCCGACAAAATTAAAGCTGTTGCTGCAAAACCTAACAGGACAGCCCAGTTGGCTGAGCGTAAGAAGCAGGGGTTAACCCCGGAGCTTGATAACATATTAAAAGAAGCTGCACTAATAGCTGAACAAGAAGATACAGCGAAAGCTCAGACTGAGTCCCGCGTACAACAAGCAGATGAGTTTGGTTTACTCGACCAGTTCGGTACTATTGAAGACGACGACATGCAGTTCTTCGGTGAGCATAATGGTCATCCACTAAGACACAACGTAGGTGTTAGCGAAGTAAATCTAATTGCAGTTAACTTTATTAATAAGTTAAAGACTTCTCTAAAACCTACTATCGATGTGTACCATGACACCGCAGCATTCATACGCGAGAATAAAAAGTTATTCGATAAAGCTAAAAGAACTGGTAAGTTCGATGAGAGCACTAACGCTATGGCTTTCCATATGGGTAACGCTGTAGTTCTATTCAGTAGTAACATCCGAACTGAAAAACAAGTTAAGACAATCTTAGCTCACGAAATACTAGGTCACCATGGTTTACGTTCAGTTGTATCTAAAGCAAAACTAAAAGCATTACTAGATAAGTTCTACAACACAGATGCTAACATCCGAAATATTGTAGACCACAGTGTTACTATACACCACGTTGATAAATATATAGCTATTGAAGAAGCCATTGCTGATAAGGCAATGATATTAGATACGTCGTTGCTTAATAGAATCTGGACAATGATTAAGAACGTACTGAATAAGGCAGGCCTTAAGTTCGGTGATGAGCTGTCTCGATATTGGGTAGGGCAAATACGCCGCTTCGTTCGCTATGGTCTTAACGATGGCACGTTCAGTGTAGAAGATATACAGCAGGCGATGCACGACATGAGAGAACGCGGTAATAGTATTCGGTTTATGGAGCAACATACTAACGCTCAGTTAGGCAGTGACTTTATAGCAATGAATGCTCAGAATCGAGTCGACTCATTAACAGGTGGTATGGATGGTATTAGGGATTATATTCAGAACGAGCCTATACAGCGCCTGCTTAGAAAAGCAGGTGGCGCAAAGTCATTCCTAGGTGGAACACTTGAAGCACTACAAACTCTAAACCATAAGGCTACTCGAAGCGAAGGTCTGACAGACCTGTATGGTTTCTTTATGGCTGTGTCTAATGCTTCGAAGAATTTCTTAGACCACTATCAGTTGATGACTAAGACTCAATATTCAGCGGGCTGGTGGGGTAAACCAGATGCTACTAAGGAAGATAAACTAAAAGCAGGTGAACTATTAGCATTCACTTCCCTCTATAAGAAAAAGCAAGTAACTGATAACCAGTTAGATAAAGTCCCTGACCTAGTTGTGTTTGATGAAACTGGTGGCGTAGCAAAAGATGAGCAGGCTTTTAAACAAGCTGAAAGCTTTGGTAGTATGACACTGAACGAAGTTAGGAAAGGTATTAAGATTGCAGAAGACGGTTCAGTATGGGGTAAAAAAGACACAGCTCCGTGGCTACATGATGAGTCATTTACTGAAGACCATATTATATGGCGGATGTATTTAGAGAATAGAAATGCTACTAACCAAGCTGCTATTGATGTACTTATTGCTGAAATTAAGGGTGCGTTCGCTGAGAAGACAGCATACATTGATGACCTACGTAAGTTACGAGGCGCAACAGGTGAGCATCTATCTAGGGAAGATACTGAGTTCTTCCATAAGTCATTGCGTGAATACTTTACTATGCGGGCTGAAGCTAGTACCCTCGAAGAAGACACATTAATATTAGATGAGGAATCTAAGCTGAGAGCCAACGAATGGCTAAACGCAATTATCCGTGGTATGCATAATCCTCAAAAGCTTGTTGATATTAGAGCATCAGTAGAGAAAGGCACAGGTGAGCACGGTACTTTATTTAAAGGGCGTACTGATATCCTTAATAGTGTGCAAGCTATCCACGACAAAAAAGTTACGCAGGTACAAGCACAGAAAGTACAACATGTAATACAGAAGTTATTCATTACTGATAACCGTCTTGCTAATGTTCAGATTGGCGCTAAGAGTACCATCATGGGTTCGTACGTACAGTTTGTTCGTAATGCTAAGTATCAAATTAGACTACAAGCATTCTTATATGAGGATGGTGTGAAGGGTGCATCTATTCGTTTAAGTGAAGAAATGAGAGCGCAGATGCCGTACTACCAAGTTGCAACTAAGGAACAAGCTGCTAGCATTGTTAATTTCTTGGACAGTACTATAAGTAAAACATCATCTGGTAAGGTTAGAGTTATTAAGGTTAAAGATGTTGATGACCAAGAGCGTAGTGTAATAATAGAACCACGTTGGGGTACTGCTCCTAAGCAATCACCGTCATCTGGTTCTGTATCATATAGAGACATTGCAGGCTTACTTATTAGGTTGGATATTAAGTTAACCCCAACCCAAAATGAAAGAATTGTAACCGCAACGGCACGCTATGAATCACAAGCGCGTAAGCACTTGATGAGAACAGGTAACCCAGGTTGGGATAAGAATGTACTGAAGAATATTGCTTCATACCTAGAGACTAAAGCGCACATTGCTGCTAAGAGTGAGTACCGTTATGCGATTGATAGACTGATGGCTGATGAGAGTAAGTGGCGTGGTCATAGAGCAACACTAGTAAAACTTGCTAACGAGTTAACTGACGCAAATAAATTAGACAATGAAGAAGCGAAGTTCATAGCGAAGCAACGCTTCGATACGTATGCATATATGTATCGTTACTCAGCTGATATGAATGTTAGTGGTATCGAAACAGTTAAAGTAGATGGTAAAGACATCGAGTTAAAACTTGAAGGTCGTGGAGAATACTACCGCGATGAAGGAAGAAAGCTAATAGCGTGGTATGACCAGACCAGGAATATTGTAACCAGTACTGAGGATTTATTATCTGGGTCACTTGGGTCACAACTTAAACTTGCCACCGTAACCATGCAATTAGGTATGAGTTTTGCTACGGCGGCTGTGAACTTAACTTCTATCCCCCTACTTACTATACCTAACCTAGCCACTTATAATCAGAAACGAGGCTTCGGTGGAGGCTTCGGTTTCTCTAAAGCTTCCGCAGCAGTGGGTAAAGCAACATCCGATATTAAGAATACTAAATTTGGTACGACTGAGTTCTTATATGACATGGTTAAGAACTGGGATAAATCAAAAATGTACAACGAGTACGGCCTAACACTTGATGAAGCTGTGTTCCTAAGAGATGAAACTGAGCGCGGAACTATGGCTCCTGCACAGATGAATGCATTGCTTGGTTCATCACGTGGTGGTGTCCATTCTGCTTGGGCTATCAAAGGTATTACAGGTTGGATGTATGCGTTCTCACAGACTGAGCAGTTAAACAGACGTGTATCTGGTTTGGCAGCATATAGATTAGAGCGTGATAGATTTATGGCGGCGAATCCTAATGCAAGTACAGCCGAGATTCAGGATTATGCTAAAACAAAAGCAGGTCAGTTTGTGTACGACAGTCAAGGTAACTATGACATGTACAACAGACCTGAGATTGCTCGTGGTAACTTGTTCCAGTACCCTATGATGTATAAGCAATTCACTCTGTCGGCAATCAAATTATTTGCTCAGATGGATGTGAAAGGTAGAACCTATGCAATGGGATTACTATTCTTAGTAGCTGGTATGAAAGGTATGCCATTCGCTGACGACATCATGGACTTACTAGATACGCTAATACAATTCTTCGGTATTAAAATGCCGACAATAGAGAAGGCGGCATTAGAAATTGTTGAGGACGTAGCCCCCGGCATGGGGCCATATTTCATGAGGGGTGTTGCAGATAGATGGTTCGGTGGAACGATATCGACTAGACTTGGCTTCGGTGATTTATTCCCATTAACTGGAATGCTTAAAGCAGGTTCAGACCCATGGCGAGAGGCAGAGAATTTATTCGGCCCAGTATGGACAACAGGTAAGGGTATCCTAGGTACAGCAGGACAGATAAGTAAGTATGGGTTAGAAGCCATCGGCTTAAGAGAAGGTCGTACGGATGGACGTACTATTCTTCGAGAGATGCCAGTAACAGCGGTACGTGCTATCACTGATGGATACACGTTCTATACTGACGGTATGATTACTAATGCTCAAGGCAAAGTAGTGTCACGAGATATGACAACATGGACAGCATTCACAAGGCTGTTAGGATTCTATCCTTCAGTTGCTACTGCGGAGAATGATATTGTTAGAATGTCTAAACAGACATCGGATTATGCTAAGGACATACGTGCTGAGTTCCGTAATGCGTACATCAAAGCAAAGATTGGGAAGGATACAGAAACCATGCAACAGGTTATTAGAGACGTTAATAACTGGAATGCTGAGACGAGAGGTACTGAGTTTTATATGCGCAACTTCCTTAAGTCAGCGAATAGAGCATACCGCGAATGGAATAAAACCACCTCGGAAAGATTCCTCAAGTCTGCACCAAAAGGTATCAGACCTGAGACGAAGTGGCTAATGGATGTTTTTGTAAACGAATAGTTACGCCATCTTTATTTGACCGAAGGTTAAATCTTCTGCTGCTGTATCAGCATCATCCAATATACCTTGTAGTCTAGGATGGTTAAGGTTAATACCGACAACATAAGACTGACCAAGTTTAATCGGTGTGTTCTTACCTAGGAAACATTTCTTAGACCTAGGAGTTGCATCAATATGCTCACCTTTCAACTCGTTGCAGAATGATTTGTAGTCATGGCCTTTCATAGATAACCATTTACGGAAGTGAGTACGGTCTAACATAAGCGTACCACTGTCAAATACAGCTGTCATTGAGTTACGGTGGACATCAAACCTAACACGTATCTCTCCACGAGGTAAGCGTTGGAAGTCAACCACGGGCTTCTGTCCTGCTGTATGCATAATAGTAACGGCAACATCAGCAAAGTCATTGAGGTACTCTGCAATAATATCAAACGAATCCATCTTGCTTTCAGCGGCAACAGTACGGATAGCACCTATCTGTTCCAGCACCCATTCAGTACCCTTGGTATAGTCATAGTCGATAAGACCCCAGTCCTTAGCAAGTTTAGATGCTAGGTCTGATAGGATAATTGCTTGCTCCCAGTAGCGTTCTTCGCCACTGAATCGTGCGTCATATCTTATATGGAAATTGTCAGTTGCTCTAACAACTTAGATATGAATATGTGACCTACATGTCCGTAGTTACTTGTTATAAAGTTATAGATGTTTCGCCCTGCTTCACTGTTCTTAGTAAACAATTCATGCGGTGGTACAGTTACCTCTAGTAAACGTGCCATCTGTGCATCAGTATCTAATCCAGACGCAATTAACTTAGACTGCAATGACTTGTTTGTAGATACAACAACTGGCATAGCCCACGTCTTTGCTTCTTTCTCAACAGCAGAACGATTTAGTCTAGCCTTATCTCTACCTTGGCTCACCCAGTAACAGAAGTCACCAACCTCTTTGTCTTGCATCATGGTTACTTCATCCACTGTCATCGGTAAGTGAGCGTACATACCCATCCTATTGAACAGTGTGTTCTGAGTAAACTTTGCAGCGAAGTGTAACTTCTCTGGGTCGCCATAGATAGACTGTATCCAGTACTGTGCTAGTGTTTTACCACCACCAGTTGGGCCATATAACGACACAGTTAATCCTTTCAGTCCTGTGAAATTAAATAGTGGTGATGAGAATCCTACACCTAGCGCAAACATATGGCTCGGCATATGTGCTTTCTCTAGCATGTTAGTCATCTTAGTCCACGCTTTAGCGTCACCACTTTTGCCATACATGTCAGCACCCATTGCATTTGATGCAGTGGATAGTGATACTTTGTCTTCTTTAATTACACCAGTAACATCTTTGTGTATTACAGTATCGCCTATAACAAAGTGCGTATTCTTTTCCTTCCACCCCATTGTCGAGTAGAGGTTAGTCATGGTACGGATTTGTCTTAACTCTTCCATGTAAGTTCGTAGCATAAGTTGAAAATACTCCGTCTGTCGTTTATTAAATAACACTATACCCTGGTCTGCTATAGCAGTGGGGAACTCTCTACTCCCATCAGTTAGGAATGCTTGCCGCAGTATCAGTTCAGTCCATCCAATATGAGGGCGTTTCCAGTGGTATCTCACCACCTCATATCCTAAGTGGTCATCACGACCGTAGCCTACTGGGTATATATCAAACTTACACACATCAATATCAGTATCATCAATGGTCATCTTGATACCCTGCTTCGTCCTCTTAAATGGTTTCGGCATAGGTACTGAGTTCGCTACCTTGTCTGGTGCTTCAGCAGTAACTTCTACTTCTTGATACTGAATACCCAGTCGTGCAGGTGAGCCAACTTTGTCTTTGTACTTACATCCTCTACAACCACTTGGTCTATCAGATTGGAACTTAGAACATGTAGTCGGGCCAGTAGCATTATCCTTCCACTGTATAACTTTGTTGCGTGTTACTGATTCAGAGTATGAGTCATGACCCTCACTCCATTTGATTGCTGTTTCTTCTGGGTCTACACAGAATGCAGCAACTCCGATAAGGCTATACCATAATGGCTCTGGTACATTCTCTTGGTTCTTGATTGCCCAACTAATCTGCTGACACTTACTTGCTACAACAGAACCTACGGCAGGTGGGAACTCTTGTTCGACTGCTAAGTTTCCTAGCAATGAACTCTCACGTGGTTGCCGTGATACATGGTCCGGGGTATACTGTACGTAATTCTCCAGTGTATCTGAAAGAGCTTCAGGTGTAACAGGTTCAGCATCCATCAATAACTTTACTTCATTACCGTTCTTGGGGTTGTGTGTTCCAACTGGTCTTAATACTAAGGCACTGTTAGTTGTTAGCCCTGCATCAATCTTGAAGTCCTTCTCTGCCGCTGCTAGTTTCATAGCGTTAGCAATAGCAAACCATTTGTGTGGTTCTAGTTCTCTAGTGAGTACCCAGTAAACATGTAGTCCGTTACCCGAGAATATAACCATGGGTTTCGGTAGTTGCATTTCGGTAACAAACTCACCTAATGCAGTTAGTCCTTCTCGCCATGATGGATATGGCTTTGTCTCTCCACAGTCTACATCTAATGCAACCACCTTGGTTGCTCTGACGTTATCTTGTTTCCTACTACCTTTTTCTCTAAAGGCTGATATTGCATAATAGGTATTGTTTTTAGTTTGGTCTGACCTAATACAGACCTTTGCTAATTCGTCTACGCTGTCAAAGAACCCTTGTCTATTACCATCTTTGTTGATAACTGTTGTGACATAAAATCCCTCGGTTGGTAGAACGCGCCGTAAAAATTCCAACGTGTTCATTTGTCCTCCTCAAATAAAAAAGGGGAGTGTTCCCCTTTCTCTAGTCTGTTTAATGATACTCCGATAAATACTTAATGAGTCTCTTTTTTCTATCGGCAGGTTCCATGGCTATAACCTCGGGTGCAGGCCATCCTTTATCTTGCATAACTGCTAATAGTTTTCGAAGTGTAGTACGCATTAACTTGTCATTGTCCTTACGCATTACTGAACCTTTTCGCCAACTATAGTAAGTCATCCGTGATATACCTATCACTGACGCTATGTCAGTGACAGTCAATAGCATATGCTTTCGAAGTGACTCCACTTTAGAAAAATCAAGTGGAGATTTGTTAGTCATCAGCAACTTCCCCTACAAGAGCAGCAATCTCATCAGCCAAACTAGCAGTAGCAGTAACAACTGGTGCTTCAGCAGGTTCCTCTACAACTTTTCTTGCTTTAGGTTTTGCTTTCGCTTTAGGTTTCGGTGCTTCAGCAGGTGCTGCTTTACCAAACCCTTTCACTTTCGCTTCGACTTTAACTTCTTCGATAACAGGTGCTGTCTTAGGTACAGATACAACTGCTACTTCTTTCTCACCTGTGATTGTTAGCACTTTGTCAGTACCAAACAACTTATCTACTGCGGCTTGTGCTGCTTCATCAATGAAGCCACCAAAACCAAATGTTAACTTCGGATATGATGCATCAGTATCAAACGAGATAGTAGTCTTAACAATCTCAGGTGGGATACCTCTAGTAGATAACTCTTTCTGGTACGAGTTCAATCCTTTCAATGCACCAGGAGTTACTTGTAGTAAGTACACTGAACCCTCTGCATCATCAGCAGAAACTACTGCTAATCGCTTCTGGTCTGCACACGCTTTGATTTGCTGACCTTGTGGTGTTATCTTAGAACCCCAAGCATTTTGAGGACACGAAGCACACAAGTCATTCTGTGGTTTAGTGCTGTCAGTGTGAGGTCTAATACCATCTAACGAGAAGCAGTCAGGTGCTGATGGCTCAGCGTCTGGTGTCCATGGTTTTTCATACCATGTCTTCGATAGTTTAGGGTTAGCACCCACAACAATTATGTCTAACTTGGTTGAGTCAAGGACAGTTTCATTACCACCTTCAACAATACGGAACCGACTGCCTTTGATAGAGATGCGAGGAAATCCATCACCACCTGTCGATAAACCACCTGTTAAAGATTGTGCTAATACTGACGGCACGCCTACTTTGCCTGCTAGATGTGCAGGTACTTGGATATTACTTGGAACTATGTTGCTCATGTTGTTTCTCCTATTATTAAACATCAATTTTTGGTGCAGGCTTACGGACATTGATAGCAATCTTTGTACCGTATGTAACTCCTGCGGGGACAGCCTTGTTCATGTCGATGTATCCACGAACTGCTGTTTTACTTACACGTCTTTCGAATAGGTCGTATGCATCATTCTCTTGAATGAATCCTAGCATAGCGTCCCAGTCTTCAACTCGAGCGTAGTCATTAGTAGTAAGAAATGCTGTACCATGATTGGTCTTGAAGGATGTTACTCCTTCAGCATCTGCTTTCTCCTTAATCCACGATTCGAGTTTAGTCATGTTATCTTTTATACCTTTGACCTTGGCTTTTGCTTCAGCATCAATGGCTTCTTTCTTCTTACGTAGTTTCATGTACGTTTCTATTACTTGGTCTACTGTTAGACTCATATGTCACCTCGTTTCTTGTTGTATTAAATCAAGAAGCAATCCTTGTAACTTTTGTTTGTTACGCAATCTGTCATACATCTTGGACTCCAAAGCAATGGATTCAATATGCACAACGTTTGATACATGCTTCTTACCTATTCGTTCAATGCGACCATTCGCTTGAACATACTGCTCGTTACTTGTTATCGGCCCATACCATATGATGGTTGATGCCGATGTTAGTGTTAGCCCGTGAGCCATCGTTGCAGGGTGTGCAATCAATACTCGTGGGTCTTTACTATTTTGGAAGTCGTTGAATATCTGGTTGCGTTTTGCTGAACTTACTGCACCATTAACAACTGCGACACTCCACTTCTTCTCCAACTTAGCCTTCAACATATGTAATGTTCCAGTTAACGGAACGAACAATATAACTTTCTCACCTGCTTCTTCAATCACCTCCTCTACTACTTTAACCCTAGGCGAACAGTCCAACTCAATGTTCTGTCCGTCATCACCATAGACTACACCACATGCTATCTGTACAAGTTTCTGTAACTTAACAGCCTCATTGACAGCAGTGATAGAGCCTTCCTCTTCCATTTCAATAACGAAACGCCTTAGCATTTCCTTGTAATACTTTTCCTGTTCCTTAGTCAGTGATACTTTACGTGTCTGTATTATAGTATCGGGTAAGTCAAAGCACTCATCACGAGAATACCTAACCGATGGTTGTAATACATCCTTCACAATGTCCACTGACTCTGGTCTGGGTAGCCACTTCCACTGACCTATCTTCATCATAACTTGGTCGCGAAATGCTGTGTATGTGTTCGAACAGAACGGACTATTAACTAACTTCGCTAACGCCCAAGCATCAGTTGGGTCATTAGGTGTTGGTGTTCCCGTCATCATCCATAGCCTTGCTTGTTTATTATTATCCATCCACTTACGGAATATCTTGAACCGATTAGTAGATGGGTTGCGTAGTACTGCCGCCTCATCAACGATAACTAGGTCAAACATATTCGTAGCCTCATCTGATATGATATTAAATCCATCATGGTTGATGATGTAGAAGTCAGCATCTGTGGCTAGTAACTTCTTTCTACGTGCGGCAGTACCGTACAACGTCACTGCAGTACGATGTATAAAGCCTGTAAATATACTGTCACCCCATACACGTTCAAGCGTAGACAGTGGCGATATGATTAAACACTTCTTAATCACACCAACATTCATCAAGTAGTCTGCCGCCCACAGTGCTGACTGTGTCTTACCCGTACCAATATCATTAAGCACCAATGCTTTCTTATGCATGGTTAAAAATGCTGAGGTCAATCGCTGATGCTTGTATGGTATAAAGTCACCTACCCAGTCATAGTAATGCAGGATAGGCGATGGTACTTTAATACCAAGGTTACGAAGAACCTTAACTTCATCTATCTTATGTGGTGTAACTACTATATCTGTACCTTTAATAGTCATCAGCTTCGCAGTCGGTATACAATCAAGAACCCTATTAGGGTTAGTGAGTTTCAGTGCGATTGCTTTTGCTTGTTCTACAACTACCACTGTACCTCCTCTGAGTTAATAATATATTCTTCCACTTCACTAATCGTGACATCATCAAATACTAGAAAGCATTTGCCACCATGATGCTCAATCTCCTCCATACATTTAGTCTGTAACGCAGTAGGTTTCTTGGTCTTGTCGGACTTAGCCTCAATACCTATCAGCCTACCTTGTACAACTGCTAGTCTATCTGGTATACCTGCTCTACCAAACGGCCCAGATTGTGGGCTAAAATACCATACCTTGTGTTTCTTTAGCATGACATCAAGTTTGCGTTTGATTTTCCCTTCTGGTGTTGTACTACTGGTAACTTTATGAAACAAGTATGGCAATTACACCATTTGTTACACGCTTCTTTTACACTTATATTCTTTAACATTTTTTCTCCTCTTCTTTAACATTATACTTATATTTACACTAGTGTCAACTAAAGTTTTGCATAGTCACACATGTGCTTCGCTGGACACCAAGGGCATAGCCCACTTGGTTTAGGTGGCCAGTTGTCATGCTCTGCTGACTCATAAATCCTATTGATACGTGTCATCAAACGAGTCCACATCTCGTTAGACTGTTCACGCTTGTAAACTTCTGTGTCCATATCCTTAGTCTTTAACCATATCAATGATGACTTAACTGTGTTCACATTAGGATAGTGTTTGAATACTTGCAGTGCAAACATCTCCATCTGTGTGAAGTCTGGTCTACGCTTACCCGTCTTCCAATCCAGTACGTAGGCACTGTCCTCATGGACAATCAATACATCGAGTATAGACCTAAGCCATGCGTCTGGTGCAAACCACTCTGTTGGTGTTAGGTTCTCATCAAGCGTCATCTTCTGCTCGGCTAGTAACTTACCACCCTCAGCGGCTTTCTCCATGGCTACACACAGTACTTCATAGTGTTTAGTCTCATCAGTTAAAGGTGTCTTATCTTTAAGGCGTAACTCTAGTGCCTCATGGATACGTTCACCATACTTACTTGCTTCACCACCTTCATCTCTAACTTCCTTGTTGATACGTTGGTGCATGTATCGCTTAGGGCAATTCTCATACATCTTTAATGCTGAGAATGAGTGTGTTAGTTTCATACTTTCTTTCCTATGTTGTTAATAAGTTTCCAGTGACCTAGTGGGTCGAAGTACATACGTCCTTTTATCGCTTCTGATATATGCTGTGTATGTGCCTTTGTTCCATCTGCCACCTTATTTTTAAATCGTTGTTTGTATTTGTTCCTAGGCTTCTTAAGTTTTTTTAGTTCTTTAATACCTCTGCTCAATCGCATAGCCACTAGCCCTTTGTCTTGACCTAACTCCTTAGCAAGTTCTGAAACTGTCACCCATCTACCTCCTTCAATCTCATACTTCTTCGGCATCTACTCCCCTCCTTATTTTGCTTCGCTATAATTGTTACCAATGTCTGCTTCACACGCCACTGGTAAATCCAATGCCCAACTTGGAGGCTTAGACATTTCATCTATCATAAATGCCATCGCTTCATCTGCTTCTTCCTCTTTAACCACGACAATAATCTCATCATGGACTTGGAAAGATACATGGTATCGCTGTCCTATACGTACCATCTGCTCTGCAACTACATTCCTAGCAAGGGCTTGGACTACATTCTCCACTACCTTACCACCGTATATACGAGTCCAGTTGTTACTCGCAATACTATCACCTCCCGTATACTTTCTGTATATACGGGAGTCAGCAAGGTAAGCGAACCCACTCGAACCTGACCTCAGTGCAGGGTAATGAATACGCAAACCATTCGGCATTAATATACCTTTGGAATCGTAGGACAGAATATCGTTAATCTGTCCACTACCACCTGCTAACATGCCTGTAAGAACCGTGCCACATCTATTCCAGAGTGCGACAATCCTATGGTTCTTTTGTCTGTATAAATTTACTATTCGTTGTGATTCAAACTCATCAACATCAACGGATAGTCCACCCATACCTAGTGCTAAGGTATCTCTAAACTTAACATGACCCATGCCATAACCTAGACCAAGTATACATGTTTTACCCACAAAACGTTTAACTTTATCAGTCTTTTTTACTGTGATTCCATACACATCAGAAGCGAACTCACTATATACATCACGCCCTTCTCTGAAGGCATCAAGTAAGTCCTCTTGCCCCGATACATACGCTGTCATTCGTGCTTCAATCTGTGATGAGTCACAAGCAATCATCTTGTAACCTAGTGGTACAGTTAATGCCCTACGGATAGCCCCATTACGAGGTAAGTTTTGTAGGTTTAACTTATCACCACCCGAGAACCTACCAGTATGCGCACCATAATACTTGAGCATAATAGGTAAGTACCCTCGCTTGGAAGTTTCAATCAGCCGTTGTGTTCTTGTTTCCTCTATGGTAGACTTGGTACCAAGTCTCGCCTTAATAAGGTTACGCACTTGGGGAACAGCATGTTCCAATAAGTTTAGGAATGCTTTGTCAGTCTTAGCGAATGCAAATGCAATCTTGCCTGTTCTTAGGCTAGTCTTGGTAGGAGGTTCAACACCTAATGCTATGAGTAACTTAGCAAACATATCATTACTCATCAACACCTTCTTCAACTGTGCGTCACTGAATTGACTCATTGATAGACTATCTATTAGGGCTTTCTTTGTCTGTTTGACTCCAACAATATGTTGTTCTAGTGCATCAGTATCAAGCACCACTGTTGGCTCTGTGTACATACGCAAGGTCTGGTCGATAACCATCAACTCATGTGGTGGAAATCCTTGTCGTAGTTTGTTAAATAGTTTGTAGGTTAGTTCTACATCTTGGATACAATAGTCACCGAAGTTATTCATCTCATCTTCAGTAAAGTCCTCTCGTCTTTTACCTACTGTGTTCTCAACTTCTGCTCCTTTCTGTCCTATACCATAGTAATCTGCTAAGGCTTTAAGTGATGCACCTTCTGTCATCATATGCTTAGGTTTAGACATGGACATAGTATCAAACCAGAACTTAGGCTTAATACCATATAACCATGAGAGTATAGCACCATCAAAGTATGTATTGTGGGCGAGTATTGCCTTGTCTGTGTAGTCAATACTCTTTAAGAACCCCTCTACATCTTCACCACTGTACCAATCGGTAGGCTTATTATTTATCTTAATGCCTACACCGATAACTTGGAAGTCTGCACTGCGTACATACTCCTCGGTTGTCATCTTAGCAAGTGAGAACTTCTTATCCCAATAGGTTTCAAAGTCGATGGTTACTATATCCATTAGACTCCTTCGACTACGGGTTTAAGTGCTGAGTATAATTCTCTCGCTTCTACCATGCTGACAACAAGTGTGTCGCCTTTGCTACTCGTAATATTTATGCTTAGGTCGAATGAACCCTCAACAACTTCCTCTTTGGTTGCTTTCTTATATGCTGCCGAGGTTGCTGACAACACATCTGTAATTGCACTAGCCGTAGCAGTATCAATCCGTTGTAGTTTAGGCTTAGTTAAACCTGCTTTAGATTTGCAGGTGTATACATATCCTATACCTGTATTGAACAACTTAGCAACTTGTCTAGCACTGTGGCTTGGGTTGTTCTTTAAGTATGTACTTATTTGTTTTTGTTTTGATTCTTTTTTCACTGTTACTCTCCTAATAATGTAAAGACATCTACACCATGACCACAATCTTTGTCGTATTGGTTCGCTATCCCTACTGCTTGTTCTGCACTAGCACCCATTGCTAATGCACCGTAGGCAATATCTTGCCCACTTCCAAAAGCACAAGCCTTACGCCCATGCTCAATAGGTATTGGCGTTTGTTCATAACGCCTCAACCCATGTTCGTCTACCACTATAAAATGACACCAGTTATTACCCTTCTGTATCTCGGGGAAGTCCTCTGACTTTTCACCTGCCTTGTACCACTCTCGCATTGCTAGTATGCACCCAAGTGTACCAGTGCCAGTTAATAGTACATCTTTATACAGCCATGCTTTTTCAACACAGTGGTGTATGTTCCCACTACTAGCGGCTTTGTCAGTAGCAAGAGTCATACCGTCCCAAACTACTACACTCATAAGTTCAACACTATATGTAGTACAGATTCTATCTGTTTCCCTGATAACGTCATTAGGTTTAGGTCTTGCCCAAGTCCATGTGTAATCTGGTCTATAACTCTTGGTGATACCTAACAATAATTCTTTAGGGAATTTGTTATCTCTAATGCTTTCAAACAACAGTGCCCTATGCTCATCATGTGACCAGTCTGGTCTGTCATAGTATCCATGACTACCTTCCTTCTGTATTGTGTCAGAAAAACCCTCAAAGATATTCATCTTGGCTCTAACTTTAATACCTTTCTTGAACTCACGTAATGCTCTCAACCAATGAAGTCGTTTCTCTGGGATAGATATAAGTTTGTCATCTGGTCTACGGTTAAGACACTCACCCGTTGCTAAGTCAAAGGTTATCCCTTGGAAGTATTCGGGTGCATCTTTCTTTAACCATGCCCACCAGTCTATATGATGCCAATTACTAGGGTTGCCATTACTAGTATCAACAGCGTTTTTAATTACTTGTTCATTGTGTGCCAGTCGATACCTACCCTTAGCAATCCTAAGTATAGTGAGGGGCATTGCTCTATGTAATGAACTAGATAGGGTGTTAGAACTACTCCATACTTCCTCACTAGTAGCAGTGAATACTACTGTGTTGTTAGGCTTAAACCTACACAGTTCAGTGTTCCAGCACTTAACATAGTAGTCCTCACCATCTTTATGTATCCTTGCCCAAGTACGCAGTGGCTTACCCTTATCGGGAAACCTTGCACGTTCATAATATGCCTTAACACTTTTATAGTCTGTTACTGTTGCTTCTCTTAACCAATGTGCCACACCATCTCCTTTGCGTTCTTGCTCACTGTATTGTCCTATGTATGTACCCATATATCCTCCCTATCGTATTAGTTTATTTAATGTTACTGCGGCTGTTAGGCTATCAACATCAAGGTCGCCTAGTTCTTTAGCATCACCTCGCTTACGGTTAGTAATTTTCAAGTGTCGTTCCTTGTACTCCTCTGGTATCAAGTCCCATAGTGCAGGGAATACCTTGAGTGCTGGGCCGAGTGTAGAGTATGTGTTCATTATCTGCTTGACACCTCGGGTAAACTTATCACGTTTATCCATGATAACTGTCTGTGCTTCACGCCATACCTTGTACTCACCTTGAATTGTAGCAAACCTAGGTAGTCCGTACATTAAGGTTAACCCTCTCCAAGAGTTATAGAAGTCATCAAAGTCATCACCGTCTGGTGTACGGTGAGGGGAAGTGAAGTTAAATACTAAGCCGTCATCTGCCTTCCAAAATCTATCGTACTCACCTTGAGGTAAGTTTTTAAATCCTCTGAATGTTATTTGTTGAGTTGTACCCATGAAGTTCTTAGGTAAAGCATTCATCTTATCTCTAATATCTTTATCAAACATTAGGTTGTATAGATACTCTGCATTCCACGTTGATGGAATATCTGCCTTTGCTTTATCAAGTTCTTTATCAAACATTTTCCTTGCCTTTTTGTTAATTTCATCTTTTAGTTTGTCACTAAATCTTACTGTTGCCATGCTACTCTCCTATTATATTAATCATTCATCACCACTACTTCACCGAATGGTGCACTCGTACTACTACTATCAGTAGTTACCCACAGTGTCGGGTAAGGTGGCTCATTACCGAAGTCATTGCAGTATAAGTCTGTCAGTACAACACAGGCTACTGGTTCTATATCATGCTCAGTTATGTACTCAAAGATAGGACTGAATGCAGTTCCACCTCCACCATGAGGTTCAATGTGTAGTTCCTCATCTCTCGTAAACTTATCGTAGTGTGATACTTCAGTATCAAAGTACACTACATGAATAGCACTCGGGTTACTGTCCTCTTTAATGGTCAGTACCTCTGCTGAAAACTGGTCTATTTCTTCTTGCCCGATAGAGCCAGAACAATCCACTGCTACAACAAGTTCACCCATGGCTTCACCACTGGTACTTGGTAGGTACATACCTTGTGCTAGAAAGCGTCTGTTAGGTCTTGCCCAAGAGCGAGTGTCGTCTTTACATTTCTCTACGAACCGTTGCAATACTTCACGCCAGTCCACCTTGGGTTGCAGTACAGTACCAACAAAGCGTTTAAGTCCTTCACTCATCTTGCCCATCATCTTCGCGGCTTGGGCTGCTTGGGCTACCTTGACTTTCCACTCTGCCGATTGTTGTTCTATCTCAGCAGGTGAACCATCAGAACCTATTCCGTTCGTTCCGTTATCACTCTCAGTGGGCAGTATCTTATAGATACCATCTGTTGTACCGTTGCCATGATTCCATATATCTCGGTCATAGAGTCCACCATGTGGTATCTTGCCAATGCTCTCATCTACTAGTAGTTGGTTGATGATGTAGTCCCCTGCTTGATTCCACTTACGCATATTTCTTTCATTGCGTCTGAAGTTATGCTCTAACATGGGGTGCATACACTCATGGGCTACAAGGAACTTGAGTTCCTCATCGCTTAACTTCTCACAGAAGTCGGGGTTAAACTTCACCATCTTACCGTTAGTCGCGGCAGTAGGCACTGAACTGTCTATCTTAAACGGCATGTTCAATGCTATGTTCCCAATGAATGGGTGTTCAAGGACTAAGGAAGTCTTTGCTTTACTAAGTCTTTTTTCTATCTCCATTATGTTTCTCCTCTTCACGGATTTGTTTAATACAATGCTCTATGTTCATAAGTGACGCCATTAGTATTGACTTCGGCATATGAACAAGTAGCGTTTCAATGAGCATACCAGTCTGCATCTCATGCATGTTGTCGTACCATACAGTTAACGCAGTAGGGAACTCAGTCTTTAGTTTTTTTAGTTCTAGGTCTGTCATTATTAATTACTTTCTCATTAAAGTCACACATCTGTATCAGCAACCACCCATACACAAGTATCCCTATACCTATCAATGCCTCAATTATATCAACCTTTGTTAACCATTCCATTTTTACCCTCCACGAGTAGTTCATCACACATCTGTATCGCACTGTCTGATACAGCCCATGCCGTAGAGTTTGTGTCCTTAGTATGTCTACGGATTTGTTCTAATAAAGTCTTAATACCTTCTACCTTGCACTTACAATCAGCCATGGTGTGGTAGCCACCAGTCTGTGGGTTAATACCCTTTGCTAGTTCTCGCCTATTGTCTTTGTCAATCGCTATGTCCATCAGATTTTCATCTGTCTTATCCATGATGCTCTCCTTCTTTAAATGGTAGTGGTGTACCCGTATCGGTAACAAACTCCCTACCTATGTGGTAATCTTCACCCATTCTAGCGACTGCTTCCATCGCTTGTTCTTCGTCATAGAAGTTGTGAAATGTTAAGCCCGTTGTTGAGTTAATTACGAAGTATCTAACTCGTGGTAATTCGTTATCTGTCATTTAATGTCCTCATCAACAGTCTTAATAATCATATACACAGCATCATCGAGTTCATCTTTGTATGTTGTGTTAAGTAGTGCAACGGCTTCAAGCCATCGCTTTCTATTATCTGTACTATCCTTACGTCTTGTTGCCCCAAGGTAATCCTCGTATGTCCAAGGTCGTGGTGTGTATTCTCTAAGTAATGGTGTTAGTGCCATCATGCTATCCTCAATAGTTAATTAGGTGGTTACATACATACACGACAGTAACCGTTGCCGTCTTAATAACCTCATCAGCCACAGAAGTAGTATCATGGGGATGGTTGATGAGTGAGTTGGTATGTTCATCTCTTGTAGGAATTACCCCATGAAAGCCTTCATTCTTTCCATTATATCTTTTGCTTCCTTACCTTTATCCTCCCTTAGCACTGGGTTGTTCCTCAATGCATCAGGGTGCATCAGCAGTGAACCCTCAACTTGTTGTCGTAAAGACTCAAGGTTAGGGTCATCAGCAAAGTTAAGGCGTGGCAATAAAGCACACAACTCCCTTGTATTCTCAACCATTGTATCTCTGAAGATTGCCTTAGGGTCTGCTAATTTCTCACTCATATGTTTCACTCTATCATACAGTCTTTGCCAGATGTCTGCCATAGCCATTTCACTCGCCTCAGTAATACGCTTCTCAACATCTTGCTGTATGCTAGTTAGTTCCTCAGCGTTGATAGCAACACGGAAGTCATCACTAGGAACGGGGAATACTGCAATATCTATATTAAACTTCTCGTGTATACTATCGTCAGCAGGGTAGTCGTTCTCGTTATACAGCCCGTTAGGTAATAGTCTCTTGGCGTCCTCCTTTAGTCTAATATAATTATCAAGGAATGCATCAACAAGCAACTGCCACTCTGCTTTCTCTTTACGGAACTCCGTCATAAACTCCAAGTAGTTTGCAGATGGTAACATCTGAGTTCCTTCAATACCCCATGGTAATGTGTTGGTGTAATACTTCTGTCGGATTGCTGTCGCTTTCTTATGCACACTATCAAGGTAGTCATTCATAGGCAGTAGGCTCTTGTTGAACCTCCCAGCACCCATTGATGCACCATGTTGTGTCAATATCTCCTTGGTTACTTTACGGTCATACTTCCTTGCCGACCATTGACTGATACTAAGTTGTACCAGCAGTGCTTTATCTGTTA